AGGATATGTATATGAAGATCTATTCTGGAAACAATCCGAAGTAGATACTATTTCTGATCCAGCTAAACGTCCACTATACACAGAAACAGAAGCTGGTGCAGATAAAGTTGCAGCAATGTATAAAGTTGCTCAAGTTAATTACACTGTAGAAGTTTTAGAAGAACAAGAAAACACATTCGGTAACGATGCTAAACGTTTAGCTGAAGCTTTCTACCAAAAAGTTGTTAAACAAGGTACAAATACATTCCCATTATTTGTAATCACTGATAATGGTCGTGGTGTATCTAATAAAGTAATTACAATTTCTTCTAACCTTACTTTGAGTCGTTCTGCTCGTAGTAATCGTTATGTAATTGATATTATGGAAGATAGAGAAGTTTTAGAGTCTATCGTATTCTCTCTTAACCCAGATGAAGTTGATGGATCTTATAACTTATTCTTCGATTCTGTAGTAAAACGTCTATCTTCACAAATTAAATGCTTCGGATTCGAGGATAAAGTTAACGAGTTCTATAAAGGAATCGCTAAAATTTCTGGAATTGACGAAACAGAACTTCGTTCTTCTGATATCATTACAGCTAAAACCTGGAAATCTGCTACTTATAAAACTTTTGAAGTATTGTCTTCCACAAATGATGGACAATCTACAGTTAAACTAGACCGCATTTCTGGACATGCACTTCAAGGTGGTTATAATGGTAAAGACTTTGGCGATGCACCTATTGCTAAATACACTGGTGTAAATGATACTACATCTACATATGCTAAAGAACTTACTAAAGTATATGATGGTACATTCAATGACGACATCTATGATATTGATAATAACCCTATCGATATTGTAGTTGACGCTAACTATCCTCATATTACTAAACGTGCTATCGAAGCGTTGTGTTCGTTCCGTCAAGACGTATTCTATTTCCGTGATATGGGTACATCTGGTCTTGATAACGTATTGGGCATTACAATGGCTCAAGCATTAAATACTTCTGGTAACAATCGTTATACTGGTACTTATTGTCAATATTATGACATTTATGATCCATATAGCAAAAAACAAGTTACAGTTACTATTGGGTACTCTATTGCTCGTTTAGTATGTATGCATTTTGCTAATGGTCGTTCTTTAGTTTGTGCAGGCGAATCTAATGGTTGGACTATTCCAGAGATTATTGAAGGTACATTAAATTTTGTTCCTAAAGTTACTCCTAGTATGAACCAAGTAGATGAAATGGATGACTTACGTATTAACTACGGTAAATACTTAAATAACTTATTCCAATTACAAACAGAATACACTTCCCAACCTGACTTTACACAATTATCTTTCATTAACAACGTACTTTCTACACAAGAATTGATTAAAGATATTCGTGTTACTTGCCCTAAAGCTCGTTATAAATTCATTACTGGTGCAGATTTCGATCGTTATAAAGAAGATGTTATTCCTATTATCAATCGTCAGAAATCTAAATACGCATCTATCTCCATCGATTTCGAACAAAACAGCATCTATGCTGCAAATAAAATCGTTTATGCGGTAATCAAAGTTACATACAAAGATTTCGCTCAAGCTGAAATCTTCCGTATTATTGCATTACCTATTGGTGACAGTGCTTACAATTAAGGAAAGGAGTACTAATTAAATGGCTACAACTCAAGGTGTAGTACCTTTCATTTTTGATGGTACTAAACAAATTAGAGATTTAACAAGTTACGCTCTTTTCCGTGGCGTAACAGACTGGGCTAATTTATACCAATTCAATCAATTTGAATCTGGTTATGGGTTATTCATCGTTCTTGATATCCCTAAAGTCTTTAAAGAACTTATGAACAAGAACGAAAAGTATGAACGTCTTATCTCTACATATATTCATGTACTTGAATATGAATTCCGTGGTTTAGACGGTATCGATAACATGGGTTCTGAAACTGCTGAATTGACTAATGGTGTTAAATCTATTAACGTCATTAATAAAACTACAAGTCAATCTGGTTCCACATTCACTATGCGATACTTTGAAAAATCTGGTTCCATTATTACCAAGGTTCATGAATTGTTCTTACGTTGCGTTAAAGACCCTACAACTACAGTTAAACACTATAACGGTTTAATTGAAGAAGGTGTTCTTGAAGGCGGCTTTGAAAACGAAGTATTCTCTTTCTTGTATATCGTAACTGATAATACTTTAATGAATGTAGAAAAAGCGTTCTATATCGTAGCGGCACAGCCTACAACAGCTGAATTCAATATTTATAATATTGAACGTGGCGATATTCAATTTAAAGAACTTTCAGTAGAATTCTCTGGTTTCCCTATTTCCAATACTAAAGTAAACAATAAAGCACAAGAAATACTTGACTTTGTACGCAGAGGAACAACATGGGATGAATCTGAAATGACTTATAGTGGTATTACTAATATGAAACCTTACGCTACTAACTTAGTTGGCAACGGCGAAGGAAACAGTGGTAAAGTTACAGCATGGAGCGGTAACTAATTCGTTATAATTCTTAGCAATATAATATGGAGAAGAGGAAATTCCTCTTCTCCATTTTTGTTGTCTATATAATAAACATATAAATAGTAGTGTAAGTAGCACGTGCCGTACACCCGGATTCGTTGTTCATGAGAACCTCTTTCACCATAAGCATAAATATAACTTACTTACACTACTACAAACCTCTTTCTACTGATAGAATATATTCTCCGTATACCTATCATTAAATACCTACTACGAATTAAAATAGAATATGGGTATACATCCTAGGATGTATACCCTATTCTACTGTCTTTTAGTAGATTTATTATTTTCTTACCCAATCTTCGAATACACAGGAGTGTGTGCTACCATCTTCATCATTAAACATAACTTCACTAGTGTATACACAATTATGATTAGATAAATCTAAATCTAGTGTAGTTAAGTTTGATCCTTCGACAACTGTTTTTACTCTAGTGATAAACCAACGATGAATATCGTTTTCAAATAATTTAAATATCTCAGCTCCTCCGATAATAAAATAAATTATCATAGGATCTTTATATGATTCATTCAAGATATCTTCTTTAGAAGTAAATACTTTTACTTTATTATTTGGAGCCTTATAATCTTTATCTGAAGTTAATACCCAGCACTCTCTATGTGCCAGTAAAGGAAGACTGTCAGCAGTCTTCCTTCCCATAATAACTACAGTATTTTTAGTCAAATCTTTAAAGTGTTTTAAGTCTACTGGAATATACCAAGGCAATGTAGAATTCTTTCCAATTACATTATTATCGCTTATAGCGACGATTCCTGTTATCATTAGTATCCCCCTCCAGAGCCTTCATCAGATTGCTTATTTAGAGCAATTTGATGTCTTGTATGTCTCTTAACACGTTCAATTAGAACCATGTCATAGTAAGATTTCATGTACTCTGCTTTTAAATTAGACATAAATACTGGTTTTTCTTCATCTGTCATATCAGTTGCAAATGCTTCCATAGCTGCATTAGCAATATCGTTAGCATTCATATTGAACTGGTTAGTATTAGTAAGATTTAAGAACATAGGCGGAGGTAAATTTACTTTAATAACTGCTTTAGGTGCATTAAATTCTCCTCTATAGAGCATAGTCATATGACGACTTAAGAATCTATTTAATAATGCCTGACGTTTAAATACCAATTTCAAGAAACGAGAACTAGTCATAGTTGCTTGAATAGCATAATCCATAGATTTACGTGTCTCAATTAACTCAAATGGTACAGGTGTCGAAGATATTGTCTGACGTTCAAGTTTTTCCATTAGATCTGTCTGTGGATCTACATTTTGTCCTTGCATAACTTCAAATTGTACAGGAGAGTTACCGCTACTATCTGTAGGAATAACAAAATCATTGAATCTACCAACTATATTAAGTACGCTCTTCATAGACTCTAATTGTCTAATATTAAAGTTCTGCATCTTAATTTGGGCAATAGTATTTAATAAAATCTTAGATATATTAGTATCAATACCAGACTGTTTTACATAGTATACTCTACGGTCTTGAGCTCTATTCATTGTAGCCAATGTATTGGTAATATATAACCCAATATATAATTTTGCTGGCATAAGAGCTTTTTGTAAATCAGAAATACCGCGATGAGTATTTTCATCTAGTTTAAAGTAATAGTGAATTACATCATCTGGCGGTAAGTAAGTTACACTTAAGTCATTTACCCCACGTTTAATAGTATGCTTAAGAATAGCATAGATCTCTCTAGTTAAGTCTTTATTCATATTAATGAATTTAGCATCTAGATTATCGGACAGTTTCTTAGCAATACTATCAATAATATCATCTGATACCACAGCTGCTTGTTTAGTAGCGTTCAAATCTGTTGCAGTATTGATACCTAAACTATTAATTATGGTAGAAGTATCGTGACTGGGAA